GTTGTAATTGTCTCTGACTGATTCTTTCTTACAAGAACATTATCTGAGGTTGCTTTTCCTCTTGCGTTTATAGGTATTACATTATCTGGCATTGCAGAACTGTTTTTATTATTTATCTTTTTTACAGTCTTTGTTTTTTTGTTTGCAACACTTTCTCCCTTTTTGGCACCAACAAAAACCTCATCTGCTGACTTAGCAGCAAGATTCATTAGTTTTCCTGGCTGGAAAGATGGGTCTGAGAATAATGTATTTAGTATTTTAGGAGTTCTTAGATCTGCTGGAAGGAATCTGCTTGATACGCTTCCACCGCTCTTTTGATAATTAATAACTCTTTGATCTAACTCAACTGCCTTTGCAAGGAGCGCTCTTTCTTTTGCATTCTTTGGATGCTCTCCCTTTGACATAAAATCTGCTGCTTTTCTATATTCAGACTGTTCTGTTTCGCTTAAACCAAGGACATTGCCCTTATTTAAATCATTAAGTATACTTAAACTTCTACCCTTTGCATTCATGTAGTTGTTAAGAATTCTTGCATCATATAACGCTTCGCCAGTCTTCATCTTCTTGGCACCTGACGTTGAACCAGTAACTTCTTGCTTTATATGTGAAAGATTTTCTTTTAATAGATTTCTAACTTCATCTGGAGAATACCCAAGGGCGAGCATCTCTCTTCCTGTTTTAGTTTTAAGTGGATCTCCGACTCTTGCATTGTATGCTGCCATTTCTTCTCGTGCAAAAGGTCTTACAATTTTACTTACCTGAGAGATTCCTCCTCCTGCCTCTTTGCCAGTTGACTTTAGATCTGTTACGAGTGCTGAAACATTAGCAAATCTTCCTGAAAACTTTCCACCAGCAACAAGTTTTCCTTGAGCATCTGGAATAACTCCCATTCTATATAGAACATTATTTACTACCTGATCTTTTGTTCTTGCATACTTTGCTCTACCATCAGGATCTGCAAGAAATGCATCAAGGTCTTTTGGATGAATATATTTTGTTACACCATCAACATTAATAGGTGTCATACTAGAAATTTCACTAAGGAACTTTGTTTGTCTTGCTGCAAACTTTTTATTTTGCATTGAAGGAGGTGTCTTTACACTTCCCCCATTCCATGCTGCTTTTACAACCTTTGCTCTATCTGGATCTAGACCCTTAAGTTTTTTCTTAAATTCTTTTTCAACACTACTCTTTAGATCATCTCTTCTTGATTGGTCCTCTAATGGAGATGAAATAGCATATTTTTTAATTTGATCTTTAATTACTGAGTTTGTAGCATCTGAATCAATTCCATCAATTGCCTTTATAACTCCATCTCCTGCGCGAGCATGAACAGGCTGAAGTTCGTCCCAGTTTACTTTTGCCCCAACCTTAAGTCTATCAAGCATGTTTCCATATACAACTTGCTCATCTGGTGTCAAATCCCAAGACTTAATCACCCTTTCCAGTCTAGGTATAGAACTATTAATTTCTTCCTTAATTGCAGCATCATACTGTGCTGGAGTCATCTTGGAAGCAATGCCTGATGTTTCTTGTGCAAAGAACTTCCTTGCTCCACCCTTTACACCAAGTAGGTTAATTATTGCCTGTTGCTCCATGCTTGGCATAGCCTTGGAGAAATCTCTAAAGCCAGAGGCTCTGTCGAATACTCCAGCAGTTCCAACATCTGCCAATACATTACCAGATAGATTTGGCTGTTGTAAATCTTTGTCTCCTCTTAATGTTGAAGCAACCAACTGCTTAACCATATCGGACTTACTGAATTTGCCATCCATTGATGCGATGCGTGGATCGTAAGGTGATTCAATTACAATAAATTTTCTTTGACCTGTGCGGTCTGTTGGGTCAATCATTGTTTTAATTGTTTGCTTTGGCGCTACCAAACCATGAACTTCTCTTGCAATCTCAGTAGCACGAACCTCTGCTAATGCAGTCTTTTCATCTATTGTTGGCTTTACTACTACGATCTTTCCATTAGGCTTTCTGTATACCCCGCCAACTCCACGAGCAGGGAAACTTCTTCCAGAGAATGACTCAAGCAGTGTTCCAAAGTTTGTAGGTGGTAAACCTCCAAACCTTCCAACCTTAACCTGTTCAGATATCTTATCTAATATTTGTCTTGATTGTGAAGACTCTGCAGCAGACTTTGGCATACCAACAAATACAGGACCACTTGACTTATCTGTATCTGGATGATAGTATCCCTGTCTTTCATCGTCTCTTCTTCTGTACTTTGCTTGCTGCGCTTTTCTAAATGCTGCTGGACCATCAGATAGTGGGATGCCTCTTCCTGGACCGCCAGGCAGTCTTCCAGCCATGAATCCTGGAACCTTATCCTGGAACATTGCGCTAATTAATCCTCTGTACTTATTTGTTGTTTCTGTAGGAATAACTGCTTCTCCAGGAGAAAGCATTGCTGGAACAACATCTCCTGCACCCTTTGGGCCAGGAACACTTAAAACACCTTCTGCATACTTTTTGACTGGTGGTAAACCTTTTACAGCACGAGAAGCACCTGGTGCACCACCTGCAAATAGCGATGGATTGGCTGCTGCCATTGATCTCATCTGTGTACTTAAAGAGTTATATGATGATGCAAGAGCATTTACAGATGCTTTCTCAACATTGAATACTTCAATCAATCTTGTGTGTGTTTGGTGTAACTGCTGAGACGCTGCTGCAGAATCGATCTGCTCTTGAGTCATATATGTAAATCCTGCACCCAGCATAGATGTTTGTCCGTTTAGTTTAGCAATTCCTCCACGAAGCATTGCAAAGAATTTGATTACGTTTGCCACACCATTTGCAAGCAAACCAAAAGTCATAAGAAGGATTGGTCCAATACCTGCAACTGCTCCAACTATAATTGCAACAACCTTTTTAGTGTTGTCGCTAAGACTATTAAACTTTTCAAATACCTTACCAAAAAACTCAACAATTGGTGTTACTGCCTCAAGGAATGCCTTTCCTATTGGCATAATGTCTTGCTTAAATTTTTCAACTGCTGCCTGGAACTTAACTCCAACAGACTCTTCAATCTTTTTCATTTCTCGCTCAGACAATACTGCTAACTCTTCTATTGAAGATCCAGCAAGATCAAGTGCTCGTGATGCTTGTGTACCATCCTTTGAAACATTTTGGAACAATGTTGACAGACGAGCAAACTGGAACTTACCAAACATCTGCTCAATTGCTCTTGCACGATTAAGTGGATCAAGAGTATCTAGTGCTTGAGCAAATCCAACTACTGTTGCCTTGATATCTCCCTTATTGCTTTCTACAATTCCCTTTACGTTAATTCCAAGATCGGCAAGGAATCCCGCTGCTTTTTTGGATGGATTAATTAACGATGCAAGACCAGACTTAAGTGCGTTAGCACCTTCTGATGCATTAATTCCACCTTCCTTCATTGCTGTCATGAAGAATGCTAAATCTTCTACATTTCCACCAAGTTGCTTAATAACTGGAGCAGCCTTTGGAATTGCAATAGTTAGGTCTTCAATAGATAGAACAGTTTGGTTTTCAACTGCGTTAAGGAAATTAATCTTCTTTGCAAGTTCATCACTAGAAAGACCAAAAGCATTTTGTAAAGAAATTGTTGTCTCAAGTGCTTGCTGCTGTTCTACTTGGCCAAGAACTGCTAACTTAGTTGCAGTCTCTACTTGAGCATTTAGTGCTCCACCCTGGAAACCAGCAGCAGCGGCAGTTCCAGCCATCTCCATTGTCTTAGTAACAGAGACACCATACTTAGTGTATTCACTTGCTAACTTTCTAATATTTTCTACTGCAGCATTTGTTTCTGCATCATTTGTAAATGCGTCGCCGTACACACGCTTAAACTTTACGATCTCTGCTTCAAGTTCTCTAAATGTCTTTGCTGCAGAAGAGCCAAACAATGCAAGTGGCATTGTAAGACCAACCATCAACTGACGGCCTGCCCACTGGGTATTCTTACCAAAGTTTAGAAGTTGTGTTGATCCCTGCTTTAATAATTGATTAAGAAACTGCTGTCTTTGTGCAGCATACTGGATTCTTGTTCCAAGTTCAGTAAATTTTCCACTAGCCATTGCAAGGCTCTTAGGCATAATCTTAATAGCATCCATAAAGCCAGCATTGGCCTTATTCATCTGAATATATTGTGTTTGTAAAGCCTTGACCCTATCTCGTCTTGCACGATTAATAATTTCTCTTTCTTGTGCAAAAGCCTTCCCCATGACACGTGTATTTGCAGTTGCTGCTGCCATTGTGTATCTGTAGTACTCACGGAGAGATAGTTTATTTTTTTCTAAAGCAGAAGTAAATGCTAACGTACTTCCTGCAACCTTAACTTGGCTTGCAGAGAATTTTCCTGTTGCTCCAAGAGACTGAAGCAGTTGTGCGTTTAAACCTTTTTGAGCATTTGCTGCTGCCAGGTTGCCTTCAGCAAGTGATTGATGAAACTTGCTAAGGCCTGCCTGGAGCGAACGAAGTTGTGCAAGAGCGGCAGCCGTATTAAAATTAATATTTATATTAGAGTTTACATCTGCCAATTCTCATGCACCCCCTTATTTATTTGTTTAGCGAATTAAGCAATGCTCCTGCATCAGAGTTTTGAAGTCCTGATGCTACATCGATAATTTGGTAAACAGTTGGAAGGTCTAGAAGATCCTCTAGCACTTCTCTGTCTTCTGCCAATTCTGGCTTGAATTGCTTTAGTGCGATTTGTGCACAATCAATAAGAATATCCATTGACTTATCGTTATCATCTGATGCTTCTGCAAGTAGCGCAAACTTAGCCATAAAAGGTCTAAGAAGAGATAACTTAAGTGGTCTTGCTACAATTTCTGTTCCATCCATAAGTGTGATAGTTTTGTTAGTTAAAGGCTTGTCAGCCATATTTTCCTCCTTGTAGGTTAACACTTAATTATACCACGCTGGAGGGTGAAGATTCGTCTAATTTTTCGTAAGTCAATCCCATACCAATTCCAAACCCAGCCTTTTGAGCATTGTATCCTTGAAGTGCAACAATGTCTTTTGAGTCTGATGCTTGACCACCACTAAACACTCTTGCCTTCATTTCTTCCCAAGCATTCTGCTTTCCACTTGCTTCGTCTAAATCAACACCTTGCATGGCAGCAAGAAACTTCTTCTGAGAATAGTCAAGATCTCTCTTTATCTTAAGTGTTGCCATTATCTCTGGCATTGACATAGAGGATTCTAATTCATCATAGTCTTTCCAGATCCCCAGCAAAAATACCTCTGACTCGATCTCTGCTAAATCTAACTCATCCCATGTTGATCCACTGTCTGTTGCCTGAGACTTTACTGGCTCTTCAGATTTGTCATTTATTTTAATACCTGCTGAATAATCTAACAACTTATAGATTGTTGGCATATCTATATTATCCTCAAGTTGTTCTTGTGTTTTTATGCTTGGATAGTACTGTCTCATTGTTATTGTGGCACACTTGCAGAGATAGTCTATTGCCTCAATGTCATTTTTGGCTGTTTTGACATTTTCAAATTCTTGTAAAAATAACTTTAAATATTTTATCTTTAATGGAGTAATATACAGTTCTGTTCCATCAAAGAGTTCTATGATGGAGGTTTTGTATATTTCTGTAGGCATTATATAAGTATACCAAACAGAAAGGCCCAACCCCGAAGGATTGAGCCTCTCATATATTAAGTTGTATTATGCTGCTGGGATAGTGCGATCTACGATCTTACCGTATGATGCACTGTCGTTTGGAAGAAGACGGAATGATACTTCGAACATTGTCGCTTCATCTCTCTTTGCAGATACTGTTACGCTTTCGATTGAAAGTGCACGGTATGCTACATAAACTCTTTCGAGTGTATCTGATGCTGCACATTCGCCAGTTCCTGGGCCAACTGCAACCAAACCACGTTCGACTGGGCATTCGCCGATGTCTCCTGCTGAAAGGTTAAGTGTTGGGTTTCCTGATACTGTTGCTAGATCTGAATCCTTACCTGCTAATGCAAATAGAAGGTTCTCTAGTGTTGATTCTGCGAATGTAGTATTTAGGTTTACCTGCATGCCTTGCTTGAACAACTTAGCAACGTCAAGAACCTGATCTACTGCAACCTCGCCGAAATCTGGCTGGAACTGAATTTCCAAACCATTCATTGTGTATCCAACGTTACGGAAGTCTGCATCATCTTCAAGAGTATCCTTGTAAGATGTGCCTGCTACGTATGCTGGAAGGGCTGCGTCATTTAGTACGCCGTCTTCATGTGTGAAGAGGGCTGCTGCGCCAACAATAATATTGTTGCTGCTACCACGTGTATATGCCATATATTTCACCTCTTTTTTTCTTTTAGATTAAAAGGGCTTGTTTCCTCATACCAAGTATAACATGCCTTTTTATGGGTTTAGGATTGAGTTGTCTTGGTGATATTCAAAGTCTATGATTATCTTGTTACCGCCGTATGTACGGGCTGTACCGAAGTCAATGATATCTCTGACCTCTTCAAGTTGGTATACACGGAACTTGTGGAAGTAGAATCTATTAGATACGGTATCGCCTGCAATTTTGCCTGGAAAAACTTTTCCCTTTGCCCAAGAGTTAATCTCTTCTGCAGTCTCATCCTCACGGTCCATTAAGCGAAGTACTTTTTCTTGAACCTGTACCATATTTTCAATTACATTATTTTCTGTAGCATAAAAATAGTATAGTAACTGTTCCTGTTTTATGTGTGGAAATGGAGACCTACGCATACGAACAAGTCTATCCCAAGTAGCCATTACGCCAGCATAGGCCAATCTTTGTGGCTCACTTGTGCTCTCTGGATATATCGTAATCCAACTTTCGGTCAGTTCGTCTATTGTTGCTGGTCTGGATGGGAAAAATGGAACCCCTATTCCAGTGTCCAAACCAATTTTTTCTTTTAAATATTCATTTATCCATAAGGTTGGTGTGTTAAATGTTGAATTTGATACGTCTGCCATTATCCTATCCTCCCTGCATTAGCAACCCATTGGTATCCAGTCTTTAACCCTAAAGACCTACCGCCTCTTTTGGCTGAGTTAAGATTTTTCTTGTAAACATCTGGAGACTTAAAGTATTGCAAAAGCCCACTTGAGTTCAAGAATGATTGTCTAAAGTATACACCAAAGAAGTTATTAAGAACGTTTTCAAATTGACCCTTTGTTTGTCCTCCAGGATTATCTACAGTCACTTCTCCAGAAGTAAAAACTTCTTGTCCGTCAATCTCAAACCTCAAAGCATTTGCTTTCTTTGGTCTGATAGTAACGGCAACTCCTTCTTCCATAATTCTTGCCTTGTCATAGAAAGGCACATTCGATCCATCCTTAATTGACTTAGACTGCTTTAAGGATGATATAAATGTTATTCCGATACCAGTTATCTTGTAGTCAATATCAAACAGTCTTGCTTCTGGGCTTCCAACCTTTTGCCACTCATAAATATGATGAAGTAGTTCTGGAGACATCTTTGCATTTACATCAATAAACTGTGATGCTAACTCTGCTATCTTTGGGGCTAGTTGCATATATAGTGCAGACTTTCCCTTCTCTATCCCCTGGACAAAACCAGTAGAGTATTCCATAATGTTGTTAATTTCTTTTTGAAACTGCTTGCTATCCATAACTACACTAAGCATCAAACATCTACCGCCTGATTTTCAGACCTGCGTATTACTAAGTTGTAATATTCTATTCCACCAAATGGACCCACGTATGGCTCTTGTGTGGCAATTTCAAAGATAGTAGACTTACCTGATCTTGGGCCTGATGTTTCTATATAAATCTCGTTGCAGTTTTTATCACGAATGTTTGTTAGGATAATATTAGTTATTGCATGTGGTGCGTCTAAACTTGAAATTCTTAAGTCTGTCTTTGCTCTACCAATAAGAGTTGTCTTTTGTGTAATATTAACATTTGGCTTTACTTCTTCATTACCTGCGGTTCCTGCAGCATTAAAGTTAGCAGCAATAGTCTTATCTAAAACCCAAGTTTTTTTAACATTACCATAGGTTCCCTGCTCAACAATTGGATAATAGATGTCCGCTTGCATTGGGAATATAAAATCTGGCTGTTCGCATATCATTAAATTATCCCTGGCTTGGTAATAGTATTTGCGTATTTATCCAAAATCTTGTCTACAAGGAAGTTACCAGTTCCATCGAACATAGACTTATCAAACTGAATTCTAAACTGATCTGTATTATATGATGTCACATATCTCTTATAGTAGTCTAACTTGCCACACTTGAGATCCTCAATTAAAAGTTTTGTTGCATATTCTACATCTGCTGGAACTGCCTTATATCCTGTATCAATTATCAATGTGTAATCATATCCGTGTGGAAAGGCAATTGACTGATATCCGTAATAACCAAGGTCTCCTCTTCCAACTGGAAGGTTTGCCCCAGTTGATTCGTACCTGTTTAGTTCATTGGCCTCGACTCTTTGTATTGCAGTGTTGTCCAAAGTTACAATATAATTGTAAGTATTTTCTTCTGGTGTATCAACATCAAAAACAAGAAGATTATTCTCGTATACCTTTAAAACTTTATTTGCACTAACCCATAGACTAAAGTAGTCTGTACCTTGGCCAGTTGCCTGAATGATTTGTTTATGATTATAAAAACCATCACTCACCTGTGAATCTATAATTGATCGTGCAACAAGTTCTAGCATCTTATATTCTTCAATCTCTGAAGCAGTTGTACCTAGTTCTGTTGGATTTACATAAGGTCTAATTATATCTAGATTGCTTTCATAGAGAGTGTGCTCACGCTCTGTATCATAGAACTTAATAAAAAAGTTTCTGTCGTACTGAACCTTTTCAAGTGGTAGTTCATAAACCAGTTTACCGTTTTCATCTGAAAATAGATTTGTCTCTTCTACTGAGTGGTCCACCAAATCCTCAACGTAGACGACATACTCATAATTTGGTATGGGTAGCGTCCATGTAGTCGTTAAAGGATAAGGTGGAACTCTCATTACTTCCATTGCTTACTTACCAAATTCCTTAGCAACTTCTTCTGGTGTAGCCAAACGAACGTGTGATCGTGTTAACCACTTATCAGCAACATCCTTGGCAACAATATTGTAGCCACGGTAGACCTTTCCTACCTCTGACCAAGTAACATTCTTTGTTGAGTGAATTGCTACCTTTTCAACAACTGGTGCTTCAACCTTCTTCTTTGCTGGCTTTGGCTGACGAACTGCTGTAGTTGCTCCGATTGCACCGTCGCCGACTGGCCCTAGTGCTGGAACTTCCTCTACATGAGATTCGTATGATGGTGTTGTAATTGCGCTAACTGGCTCTTCAACAACTGGTGCTGGAGCCTCTACTTCAGGTTCTGCTGGAGTTTCAACTACTGGTGCTTCTTCAACAACTGGTGCCTCGTGGACAACTGGTGCTTCTTCAACAACTGGTGCTTCAACAACTGCTTCTTCTGGTGTAGGATTATTTAAATTTTCCATAATTCCTCCTTGTTAGTATTATATCATTATAAGTAATAAGGGGAGCAGGAGAACTAACTCCTACTCCCCCTAAATATTACTGAACAGAATTATTCTTCTGATGCAGCGTCAGCGAATGCAATTGCATCCTGCTCTTCCCACTGAATACCGAAGCGAACGAAGACTGTGTATTCTACAGTGTCCTTCTTTGGCTTGTATTCGCGGTTTACAGTGATGTCACGCTGGAATCCCCATACACGGTTCTGTGGGAATGTCAAGTCGACATATCCTGCAGGGTAGTAAGGAACTTCCTGTACGTCAATTCCGAGAACACGTGTTGTACGTGCTCCACCGAATGTCTGTGCTGTGCCATCAAGGTATGCCTGACGGTTTGCAGGTGTACCTGCTGGAGTACCAGCAAATGCTTCTGCAATTGCGTCTGCCAAAGTACCATTGTTCTTAATGATTCCCTGGAACGCATCTGTACCTGCGTAGAACTTCAAGTTAGACTTGATTGCACGGTACTTACGTGGCATTGCAAGAATGATCTTCTGCATTGCGTCTGTTGTCCAGTTATCGTTTGTAACTGTAACAACTGCTTCGTGAGCATCTCCGTCAGTCTTTACATGGTTTACGAAACCATTCATGATTGACAAGAACTGTCCTGTTGAAGCATCACCGTTGATTGCAAGGTCTTCGATATCGTTACCGAAAGCGTTTGTCATCAAGCGGACAATGTGATCTTCTAGTGCTGCACCTTCGATGTTATCTTCTAGTGCTTCTGCAGATACTTCCCAGTCAAGACGAATCTTCTTTGTAGTCAATTCAACCTTTGAGAATGTTGCACCTGCGTTTGTGTAGTCGCCAACTGCTTGCGCTGCTGCACGAATTACACGCTCTCCGACGTTTACCTTTTCGAGTTCCATTGTATTGGCTCTCATAGTAACACGACGGCCATCTTGGGCGAGAGTGGTTGCATCCCACACGTAGTCAATAAAACGACGTGCCTGCTCTGGGCGTAGGATACCTGATCCAGCCTCACCTGAAGGGTTAACTGCATTTGGTCCAGATGTTACTCCTGATAGTGCTGTTGGGATGTTACCCAAGACACCACCATCGGTGTAATTACCTGGTACGTTTGAACCTGCGTCTGAGCCAGATGCGAATGCACCTTGTCCCTGATACAGTCCTGGTGCTGTTCCACCAAGATTACCTGATGTTCCAGGCTGGTTCTTCTCTATATTTTGTTCCGACATATTGTCACCTCCTGTGATTTTTTACTTATTGTTTTTTTTAATTAAATAAGTCGGCTGTTTTGAGGAAACTACCGCCCCATAGGGATTTTTCAACCGTTTCAGGTTGATTCTGTACTATCTCGCCGAGATCGCCAGACTTTCGGAAAGCAGTGTCTTGCTCTACAAGTTCCACACGCTTACCAAATTCATTGAAACCATTTGATACTGCTGCAATATCTTTTGCAACTGCTTCAAATGATGTTTTTGCTGTCTCAACATCTACCTTTGTAGACTTAAGC